TAGAGGATTAAAATGAAACGGTTTAAAAATTATATAGAAGATTATCGAATGTCAACGGTACCCAACTACCGTCCAGAAGGAAAACCGGAGATGGGATGTAATGCCAGTTGTAAATGGTGGCGTCCCGGAACTGAAGATAATCCAGAGACAAATCATATCTGTGAACGATATGGTTTTAATTGTGATCCTGAATGGGTATGTGATGGTTGGCAAAAAGCGGTAGCTTCTGTAGATGCACCTGGTGCGTAAGTATTCTGGGGCATCATCTGGGAGTGACTGAATGTTGCACGTTCGGTTGGGTGGTTCGATTCCATCATGCTCCACCAAATATGAACGAGGAAAAAAAATAAATGGCACTATCAAATACAGCACGAGTAAGAACAAGAAAATATTCAGATATAGATTTGGATTTTACACCACATCCTGTTACTAAGGATCTTGTTGTTAAGACAAATGAAGAAGCAGTCAAACGAGCTGTTCGTAATTTGATTTCAACAAATGCGTTTGAACGTCCATTTCATTCTGATATAGGAGGAGATGTTCGAGCCTTGTTATTTGAGAATGTCGATATATTTACTGCTTCAACACTTGAAACACGAATAAGATTTCAATTAGAAAAATATGAACCTAGAGTAGAGACACTTAATATTAATGTTTTTCCAGATATTGATGCAAATGGATTTAATGTCACATTAGAATTTTTAATCAAGAATCTTCCGAATCCAGTAACCGTAGAAGTTTTCTTAGAGAAATTAAGGTAACGATATGCCAAAGCTATCAGCGACAGAATTAGATTTTGACCAAATAAAAACAAACCTAAAAACTTTCTTATCTAATCAAGCTCTTTTTCAAGACTATGATTTTGAAGGGTCGAGTATGGCAATCATACTTGACTTGCTTGCTTACAATACACACTATATGGCATTGCAAGCAAACTTAACTGCAAATGAAATGTTTCTTGATAGTGCAACTCTAAGAGAATCTATTGTATCACTTGCAAAACATTTAAACTATACACCTACATCAGCAACAGCTCCTCTTGCAAAAATTAATCTTACACTTGTACCTTCTGGAAATCCAAACTCTCTTAGCATAGATAGAGGAACAAAGTTTTCGACAACAGTTGATAATATTAATTATACATTTATCAATGTTGAAACATATACTATTATTCCAGATTTGCAAGGAGTCTATTCGATTAATGATGTTGAAATCAAAGAAGGAAAGTTATTAGATTTTTCTTATACAAAAGATTCAACAGATTCACAACAACGATTTCTTATTCCAAATAAAAATGTAGATACATCAACGATTAATGTCACCGTTCAAACTTCATCGACGGATACGACTACTGAGGTATGGAATAAAGCTACCGAGACAACATTAATTGCAGGAACTGATAAAGTATATTGGCTACAAGAAGTTGAAGATGAAAAATGGGAAGTATATTTTGGTGATGGTACAGTTGGTAAAGCATTAACTGATGGTAATATTGTTAAGATTGATTATCTTGTTACAAAAGGAACATTAGCTAATCTTGCATCTACTTTTAAACAAGCAACAACAGTTGCAGGATTGACTTCTGATAAGGTAACAATTACAACTTCACAGGTTGCTTCTAATGGTGCTTTAATTCAGTCAAAAGAAGATGTAGCATTTCTCGCACCAAAATTATATTCGACACAAGGTCGAGCTGTAACTCTTATTGATTATAAAAATCTTTTATTAAAAGAACGAACTGATATTGATTCTATTACAGTATGGGGTGGAGAAGATGCAGAACCTAAAGCATTTGGTACTGTTAATATTGCAATCAAACCAAATAATGCTTCTATATATTCTACAGCTATTAAAGAAGATATTGTCAATCAAGTTTTGAAGAAACGAGGAGTGGTTTCAATTACTCCAGTTATTGTTGATCCAGTATATACTTATATGAATATTACAACAGCAGTAAATTATGATCCTGTTGTATTAGTAGGTACAAGTAGTGAATTACAATCTTCAGTTGAAACAACAGTTAAAAATTATTTTGTAAATAAATTAAATAAATTTGATACTAAGTTTAGACATTCTGTAATGAGTGCAAATATTGATGCTACTGATAAAGCAATTAGAAATAACAGTACAACAGTTACAATGGAGATGGAAGCAAATCCATTAATATATTCAACGAATTATACTCATACACTTGCTTTTAATAATGCTATCGAAGAAGGTAGTATTTCATCTTTAAGTTTTACTGATAAGGATGGAAATACTGCATTCCTTGATGATAGTTCTGGTGTGATTCGGTCTTATAAATTAGTAGGAACATCAAAAGTCTATATTGATATGAGTGTTGGAACTATTGATTATACAACAGGTAAAGTAGTTCTTAGAAATTTCTTTGCATCAGCATTAGGAAATAATGAAGCAGGAACCGTTATGACGAAACTAATTGTAAGAGCCAAACCATCTGGTTTAGATTTATTGCCAGTACGAGAACAATTATTAACATTAGATACGACACGATACGGTTCTTTAATTATAACTGTAACTTCTGAGTCAACAGAATAATGGCGCATCCCGAAAATACAAAATATCTTTCTGTCCACGTTCCATCACAACTCCCCGAATTTACTCGGGAAGACCATGCTACGTTTGTTTCTTTTATGGAAGCATATTTTGAATTTCTTGACCAACAAGGTGGTGCAGCCGAGATTATTAATGCTTTATCAGATTATGCAAATATAGATAAGACTGTTGATTCTTTTGTCGATCATTTTAAAGAACAGTTCTTACATGACATTCCAAATAAAGTTGTAACAGACAAAGCTTTTCTTGTAAAAAATATTAGAGAATTTTATCGTTCTCGAGGTTCTGAAAAATCATTTCAATTTCTTTTCCGAACAATGTGGCAGGAAGAAATTACGATTGACCATCCTAAAGATAATATATTAAAACCCTCTGATGGTAATTGGGTTGTTGATAGAATTATTAAAGTAGAAGAATCTGCAGGATTATCTAAATTTGCTGGAAAGGAAATTCAAGGTAGTACTTCTAACGCAACGGCTGTTGTTGAAAATATTGTAACAATTCGAGAAAATAAATTTGATGTAACTGAAATGTTGATTTCAAATATTGCAGGAACATTTGAAATTGGAGAAACGATAACAGCAACGGATAATGATGGTAGCACACTTTCTACTGTCCTTGGTGGAATGATAGGATCAGTTACAGTTGATATACCTGGAAGTAATTATTCTGTAGGACAAGTATTTGATGTTACTGGAGGTTGTGGACAATTTGGTGAAGGAAGATTATTGTTAGAAGATACAAGTGGAATATTATTAAAAGAAGATGCAACACATATTGTAGCCGAAGAAGATTTCGGTGTTAATATGAAAGTCTCTGTTAAAGAACTACAAGGTGGAACAATAGATTCAGTTAAAATTGTTGATGGTGGAACAGGATATAGTAAAGGAGATTATCTAACTTTAAACAATACAAATGCACTTCAAAATGATGGTAATTCAGGTGCGTTAAGAGTATTAGAAGTTGCTGGTAGATTAAATGGAATTGCAATAGCAAATAAAGGAGAAAATTATTTAAATCCTCCTTTAGTTTCATTTACAGGTGGTGGTGGAACGGGAGCCCAGGCAATTACTAGTTTGGAAGGTGGTCCGATTTCAACGTGCTCTATATCTTATGGTGGGACAGGTTATGATGTTAATGATATTATTACATTTCATGGTGGTGGAGGATCTAGTGGACTTGGAAAAGTTTCTTCAGTAAATACAAAAGAACAATTTATATTGGAAGATGGAACATATTTATTTTTAGAAGATGGTGATTTACTAGCAACAGAGGCTAGTGAAGGTATTACGGGAATTACTATAACAAATGGTGGAAGTGATTATTTAACTGAACCTGAAACTACAATTACAAAAGGAACAACTAATATTCTTTTAGAAGATGGTGAAGATATTTTATTAGAGATGGATCAAGTTGAACCTTATGTATCTGGAACAACGAGTAAATTAAATAAAGAACATTCTGGTGGAACGGGAGCAATACTTGTTCCTAATGGTTGGGGTAGAGTGAGTTCTATTATTTTTGATCCACCTACATTTGATGGAAAAAATTATTCAACAGTTCCTACTATTACTTTGACTAGAGTTGGAAATTCAGGATCAGGTGCAACAGCGACAGCAACAGTTGCTGGTACTACTGGGGATGGAAAAATTTTAGAAGTTGAAATTGAAAATCCAGGAAAAGATTATATTGCTATTCCTACTGTTGATGCAACAGGTAAAGGAAATGGTAATGCTTCTATTACATTAGGTTCAACAACTATCGGTGGTATTCGATTACTTAGTATAGGTCGTCCTGGATTTAATGTTACCAAACCACCCATCATAGATGCTTCTGGGTTCGGTGATGGTAATGCAAAAATATCATCAACCGCAGCTGCCCAATTTGTAGTTGGTGATGGACATTGGGAAGGAACTAAGAGTTTTATTTCACATGACCAATATATTCAAGATAGTAATTTTTATCAGATATATTCTTATGTTATTAATCATGGTGGACAGACAGCAGATTTCTGGAGAGATACAGTAAAACGAGTATTACATCCTGCGGGTTTTAATTTATTTTCACAGATTGATGTTTTAAGTGAGATGGGATTACCACTCACTACAATGTCAATACGAGCACCTCGTGAATTTCACGATCTTCCTGGTGAACCAGAGTGGGATAAAGGTGAAGATTTATCATTGATTCTTGTTCTTACGTTCAATCTTGCAAATACCTTTGATGCTTCTGCAATACTAGATTTCTCTACAGGTGAACCAAACACGACAGTAATATTTGTGCCGGGTGCAGGAACATTTCAAATTGGTGAAACAGTTACATTTTCAAATGGAACAACAGTAACAATAGTAGATATTACAGAAGATGGAATTGTTATTGATGATAGTACATTGTCAGGACCTTTACCAGATGAAGGAACATCTGTTACAGGAAATACATCTGGTGCTTCTGGAACTGTTGCAGAATTTAAGAAACCATCTTCTCTTATTACATCAAAACGTAGACTTGGACCGACATGGAGAACAATCGACTATCAAAAATTCTTTACTACTGCAGGATTTTCTAATAAAGAACGATTTCCAATGGAAATTGAAAATGATGGTACAACAAGGATGGAGTTAGAAGGTCAATATCGTAATCCATATGAATTGAATCTGGAGCTTGTATCTCAAAGTGCTACTCCACAATGGCCGACAACACATACTTATAGATTAGTAGAAAAGATTTTATTGGAAGATGGTAGTTATATTTTATCAGAAGTACATCAACCGGGTGATTTAATATTGTTTGAAGATGGAGATATTTCAGTTATGGAAGATCAGAGAGATGCTAGTGGAAGTTATACTATTAATGATTTTAAAGATGTTGTTCTTGCAAAAATCATTGATGATACTGGACGAACTAGAAATAATACGAGAAAACGAATAACATCTGAAAGTTATATAACTTTTCATCCTTATTCTCCGTAATATGTTAAACTGCTTGTATAAATAATATAGAAACTTATTAATTGTAAAGGAATTAGACAATGCCTGGAATCATTAACAATCACTTTCGTAAGTATA